TCACTGACCTGTTGGTAAATGAGGTTCTCGTCAAACTCTGGCGGGGGCTCTTTCTTTTTCTTGACCTTTTTAGCAGGTTGAGAAGCTTTTGGCTCCTCTTCCTCTTTTTTACCAAAAACGCCAGTTAAGAACCCAAGTAGCCCTTTCGCTCTCTTTTGTACATTCTTAACGTCTTTGACAACTCCATCAACTTCATGGGCAATGTCAGTAACGATTTGACGCCCTTCCTTGTACATCTCACAAGCGTCTTTGCACATTTTGAAAGCGCCAGAAGCAAGAGCGACAAGTGTGAAGGGGTCAATTTAAACACCTATAAGAGCTTTTAAAAGTTTCGCAAGATTGTCAGCGCCGATGAAAGTAGCCGCCGCAACTAAGTATAAAATATACTCAATGCGCTTCATCCGCTTTGAACCGTCGTCAAAGCGTTTTTGAATGGCCTCATACCGTTGAGCGCAAACCGCCTCATGGACAGAAAGCTGCTTTTCGGTTTCAACGATGCGCACCTCAGTTGCGTCCATTATGATTTCTCAACGGGTGTTTCTAAGGGTAACTCGGTTTGAGCGGGCTCTTCAACTTCAACCGTAGGCGCGGGTGTAGGCTCAGCTTCAATAGGAGCTTCAACGGGCGTTTCTTCAACTTCAGGTTGAACGCCGAACACTGGGGCGGTAAAGGTTTGAACAGGAGCCGCTTCGCCTAAAGGTGCGGGGGGAGGCACTTCAGCGGTTTCTTTGTGTTCGTAAACTGTTTTTAAATGATCAAGAAACTTGTGAATCTCTTCAGAAGCCTCTGTTTCAAAATTTGCTAAATGATTGCGAATATCGTTGATGAATTGCATGATTACTCCTTTAAATTAAGATTTTGGCGCTTCAGGCGCAGTGAACTCACCTGTCTCTTTGTTGTATGTCCAACCTGGTTGAACATCTGATCCACATGGAATCATCTGATCTACCAGTGTAGGATGAAAACATTGCTCAATTGTGAAACCTGCAATAGGAACACAAATCTCTATAACATGACCTTCATGAATTCTTGCGTACATATTTAATCCTTACCATTCAACAATGACCATGCCGGGGGAGCCATTACCACCTGCGCCACCACCACCGGGGTATCCACCATAGTATCCACCACCTCCATTAGCGCCAGATGATGTTCCATTGCTATATGAACCACCACCACCAGTACCAATGAAATCAATAGAAAAAGAAGCACTCATACCTGATGTTGCAGAAGAAAGCGAGGGGTTGCTAGTTGAAGTTGAATAATTTGCTCCTGAACCAAGAAGCCCGTTAAAACCGCCTGTTGTATTAGACGCACCACTTGCCCCCATAACTGATGTTGTTCCTCCAGTTCCAAATAAACTCCCCGCGCCTGATCCTCCACCAGTACCTCCAGATGCATTTATATCGCCACCTACACCTGATCCTCCAGTATATGAACCCGAACTACCACCTCCAGTGGCAGAAACATAAGAACCAAATGATGATGTACCACCTGCGGATCCAACAGTTACATAAACTGATGTTACACCTGTTAAATCATAAATTGTTTTTAATGCAAAACCTCCACCTCCTCCAGGTCCAGCAACACCGCCACCTCCGCCCCACATCCGAACACGAACTTTACCAATACCAAGAGGTATATACCAAATTCCTGATTGGCCAGAACCAAATATTTGCATTTGGCCTGTTCCAAAAACCCCAGTAATGGGATTAAAGATTTGAGATTGAATTGGGATTGACATTATGAATTTCCTTGTAAGTTTACATTACGACCGTTGTATGTTCCTTTAACACCATCAACAGCTAGTCCTGTGTAATCAAATGCACCTGTGTTTGATGCTGAATAATTACTATTCAATTGAGCAAGACCGTTAATTACCAGTTGACCAGTCGAACCAGATGATGCTGAAGTAGCCGCAACACCAGCAAATACACCTGTAATGCTTGGAGCAGGTGAATTTGGATTTGGGTTAATAGGAACTTGAGCAGAAATAGAAGTTCCTGCGGTCAATGTGTAGTTTGAAATTCCGGGGGTTGCAGAATATATTGCATATCTTGGATATTGATTACTATCCAACCATGTCAATAAACAATTATTATTCAACAAAGGCCCGACTTTTAATTGTGGAGCACTATAGAAACTTGATGTAATAGTAATTGATAAAGTACTAACTGGAAAGTTTCCACTTGTTGGTATTGCGGCGCCATTATAAGCTATCACTCCGCTAGACAAACAAGTTAAGTATGCTGTAGTTGATGATGCGTATGAACACAAAACCAGAGCGCCTGCACCAGTAAAACCAATACCTGCTTGACCTGCTGTTAATGGATATGGTTGTGTCTGCGCATAGCTACTGTAATATGCGGTTTGTGGTGTGCCAGATTCAGTATAAATCTCAAAAACAGTACTTGTTGAATTTGGTGCTCCTGCAATTACATAACCACCACTCGGAGTTGATGTAATCACTCCGGGAGCATATGAAGTAATTGCTGTCGATGTATCAATAATATTAGTTACATTTGCATATGCAGTTGAGCTTCTTGGAACAAAAGTGCTTAATCTTTCTCCCGTGTTTCCTGCGTCAAAGAAAACAACACCAAATCCGCCATAGCCATTACTTGCAACACCTAATCCAGCAGAACTTATTCCACCAGCAATAGTGACGCCACTAGTTATTGATGTTCCAGTATTGCTCCATGTAGAATAATAACAGTAATTTCCAGTGCCAAGATAAACAAGAACAAATCCACCACTTGATAGACCAGCCATGTCAAGAGTTGCTATAGCAACGCCAACAGTACTTTGTGTTACTGATGTTACTAAAGAATAAGAGCTTGAGTAAATATCAATATTGATTGTGGTGTTTGATGCCAAAGAAGGATAAGCAATTGCAAAACCTCCATTGCTTAAAGCGGCCATCCTAACCGTGTTAGCTGAAGTACTTGGATACGAACTAAATGTTAGTTTACTAACTATATTATTTGATGAGTTAAAAACATTTATGTTTCCAACTCCACCAGATGTTGCGTAGGCTATTACATAACCTCCATTAGTTAAAACGCATTGTGTTATGGAAACTTGGGCAACACTTGAAAGTGTTGATGGTGACACCACCGATGATATTGAGTTTGTTACAGTAGTTGTAGATGTGCTTCCTGCATAATAAGCCACACTGGATGGCCTGATATTAGAGCTAACAATTGAACCAGGTGTGGCGCTCAATGTTGTTGCTGTAGAAGAAACATAATTAGTTACAGTTAATTGATAAGTCGTTTCGTTAATTTGAGCAAAAAACTGATTAGTTGCTTGAGCATTTGTAATTGAATTTGGCCAATACAAGTTTAAATAACCTGTAATCTCTATCAGGCTTACTCTTTGATACCTATCTAGGTAACCACCATAAATAGGTTGAGGTATAGCGCCACTTGCATTTGAAGGACTTACAACTGTTCCTGATGAATTATAAAATGCATATTGCATTGTGTTTAGGCCATCAGAGAATACAGCCGCAAAACCCCCTCCGCTTAGACCCAATACATTGATGTAGTTTCCAGTAAATGCACTGTTGTAATTTGCATTTGCCGCAGGTATTAACCTTTGTTGTGCGCCTAAAGTATTTCCTGTTGGAAGAAATCTTACACAAGGATATGAATATGTTCCATTGTAATCATAGTAACCAATAACAATTGTTGTTCCATCTGCCAAAATTGTAGCATCTGGGCCTGTCACATAGTTTGCAGATGAGTAAGTACTTGTTATAGAAAAAGAAGAATTACTAACAAGTGCAGTACCAGAAGAGTTATAAATAGAATAATTATAAGCCGCCAAATTTGTATTTATGTTACAAATAAAAACAGAACTATCACTTCTAGATGTCATTGCAAAACTTTGTGCATATCCACCAGTTTGTCCCAAGTTTGCTGGTGGTGATAAACTTACAGTTACCCAAGAATAAGCAGGTGTTCCTGTTGCTCCGTAAGCTCTTAAATAGGTAGCTCCTGAAGTATTCATAACAGCAATTGCAAATCCACCATTTGCAAGAGCAGTCATTTCTATACTCATACTACTACTTATAGATACACCAGTATCTTGTTGTACTGCTGTTGTTACAGACCCTGTATTTGTATAAATTGCATAATTTACAGCATATGTTGTAGCGCCAGTTGTATTGATGAATGCTACAGCAAATCCACCACCAGTAAGAGCCACAACAGCAGCATTTGGATAAGTAGAATTTATATGTGTTGTATCAACTACAGTCGGGGATAAAACTATTGCTCCAGACGAATTAACAACCTGAAAATAAGTTGCACCATTGTATGTTGCATAACCTGTATATTTGTTGACAAAAGCTTGAACAATATTGCCGTTTGTCAAAACAGCGGCGAATCTTTTATTAGTACCACCGTAAATATTATTGACAAACGATGATGCGCCAAATATTGGCTGGATCGTAGACTGAACCAATGTTGAATTTGATGTTGGTAGGTTTTGTACAATAGGAAAATTTACAGAACTTGGAGTAGCTAAACCTGATGGTGGCTTGTAATCATTACCTGTGTAATATACTAAATCGCCTGCGTTAAAGCCTGTTGCAGTTGCAACTTCGGCAGTTTGGGTTGAAGAAACATTATTTGGTAATTGTTGTATCGAGCGTGTCATGTTTTAACCCTCATATCCATAGACGTTGACGTTGATTCCTGCGAGTGTAGCGTATGCTACAATCAATTTACTGGCTGTACAAACCAATCCACCACGTTCTAAAACGCTATTGGGTGGGATTACAGTTTGATATTCAAGATACTCACCTGCTACTGGTGTGGCGGCGGCTGAAATGGACAAGTTAACCGCAATTGGAAAACCTGTTGTGTTGGTCATGGAGACGTTAAAAGTCGATGGCGTAGCACCTGCTGTATATACAGTCGTGTTGGTTGCCGCCGCTAACGATGCCTGACCTAGTGTTCCTGATGCCATGATGAGTCCTTAAAATTGTCCGTAAAAGTACAGCTTACCTTGTGATGTTCCAATTGTTGTGGGACTCACCCAAGTTGGTGCGCCTGTTGTCCCACCACTTGACAAAAGATATCCGTTTGTACCGTAGTTACCATTGAAAGCCACAGCATTTGTTGGGCTTAAAGTAATGGTATCTGCTGAATTGTTATTTGTAACCAACCGCAAATAATTTGCGCCCTGAGTACCAACAACCAAGTCACTGCTGATTGAGTACAAATAAACTACATTTGGCTGTTGAAAACTACCCACTCCACTATAAGTGGATGAGTTCATTCCAAAGTCACCATAGTATGTAGATGCAGTACCTTGGTCGTTAGAAACAATGAAGTCTACAGATGCAGAAGAACCACTATTGGTGTTCTGCATGATCTTTTGCGCATAACTGTTCACTGACGTTTGGTGAGACGCAAAAATGTTTGTGTCTGTATAACTTAAAGTTCCATAGTTAAATGCACCTAAGTTAGATGCAGTGGTAATAGAACCATTTGCGGTGATTGTTGCACCAGTTACAGACGTAGATGCTGTTACCGTTGTTCCAGTAATTGCAGTACCACTAATGTTGGTAGCAGTAAAAGTATTTGTACCGGAATTAAATGTCAAGTTAGAACTGAAAGTAGTCGTACTTACAGCGCTTTGGAATGGGATTTGATACTGCGCACCACCCGAAATATTGGATGCAGTTGTCGCCGCAGGAGCAGAAACCCATGCAAATCCAGATCCTGTATAAGACAATACATATCCGTTTTGCCCACTCACAGGTGTTGGCGCTGAATATGCAGTATTAAATGTGACTGTAGATGCTGTAGTGGCAGTTGTAGCTGTAGTGGCCACTGCCGCAGTACCAACAGAAAGGCTAGATTGGCTGACATAAGCAGGTCCAGTTCCGTTTGAGGTCAAAACCGTGTTAGCCGCACCTAAAGCAAGATAAGCCGTGACGCCTGTAGCGCTTTGATATACGACTGTACCGGCAGATCCACCGGGAAGGTTACCAGTGGCTACTGAAGCGTTGGCAATTGTATTTACCGCGCCACCAGACGTTTTGTAGTACAGTTTTCCGTCAGCTACGTTAATAGCTAATTCACCTTGTGCGAGATTGGCCGCAACAGGTACGTTACCTGGTGTAGCACTTGAATAAAGCTGAATTGGTGTACCAACTGATGGTTGTGCCATGGTTACTCCGCAAGTTAACTGATTTTACCCTTTAGGCGCATCAGAATCAATCATTTTAATAAGAGGGATACCACAAAGCGGTTCCCGAATCATATGTCATCGTCAAAGCCTTACTAACCACTGCGGTTGATGCCAAAGATATGTTTCCACCCGTTGTTGTTGACCACAATCCAGTGGGAATCAAAGTGATTTGACCGCCAGAAGTGCTTAATGCGCTAGGAGCGGTAATTGTACTGATGGTAGTAGTTCCACTAACAAAACTGATATATTTTGTAGGAGCAATGGTTGCCGCTGACGCAATTGTAGGTGCGGATCCTGTTGTAGCAAATCCAGTTCCACCATTGGCAACAGCAACAGCACCAACAAGAATTGATGTTTGTATAGCTAAAGGAGTAGTTTGTCTAACATAAATCTTGCCAACAGAGCTATTTACATAAGAAACCACGCCAACTTGGACTGTAATTCCAGTTGGTGGAATGGTGTTCATCAATTGACCAGCAGAATAAGGGCTTAAGTAAAGAACTTGTCCTACCGTAAATGTTCCTGTATTGACATTATCAATTCCACCATTAGCGGTCACATACCCAATAGAGCCATTAGGAATTGCACCATTTGTAAGTCCAATTACAGCCGAAGTTGCCGCCACATCAGCTTTTGCCAATGCAACATTAGGGTATGTCTGACCACTAGATGTACCAGTAATGTAAACAGGAGAACCATTAGGAATAGTTGATCCTGTATTGTTAATTACTTTTAATTGAAGATCTTGTCCAATATGAACAATCGCGGCTGATGAGTCATTGTAGTAAGCTAAAGCATGGGCAACACTGTCATACCAAAGTAGCCCTTCTGTGTACGCAGGCGCTGTAATGCTTGTCCAAGCATCATAACTTGCATGGATAGGAGTTGTTAAAGTTCCGCCTGTTGCCAGAACAACTGCTCCTGACCCTGTAGTAGAAGAACTAGAAGCTGATGTAGCCCTTCCATAAGCGTCAAAAGTTACCGTAGGTAGGGTATATGATCCTGCAGTAACAGAAGTGCTTGCAAGGCTAATTACGGGCGCTGTAGACCCATTGGCAACGGAAATCTGCCCAGAAGTACCTGTTACGGATACTGCACCTATAGTTGTTCCACTTAATGCCAACAAACCAGTTCCGCTTGTACCCACAAGATTTTGAAGTACGGTTGACAATGAAATTGTTGGATTACCAGATACGCCATTTCCATTTGTCACTGTCAATCCAGTACCAGAGGCTGTAATTGTGACATTTGAAAGGGTAGATGCGCCTGTTTTTACTTGAATTCCTGAGCCTGAGCTAATTAAAGATGCTAAAGCACCAGATGGAGCAATCGTATAAGTACCTTGAGCACCACCATCCGTTAGACTCAAGCCCGTAGCTGTAGACAAGCTTCTACTATTGGTTAGGCTAGATTGTTGCCCAACCGTCAAAAAGGTTTGAGTTTGCGTGGGCTGAACAGCAATAGAGCCTGTTGTTGTCTGTACGGTTACTCCATTTTGAACTATGGGTACAGACTCTGATCCAGTCAAAGCGCTTGCTGTGGGTAGCTGAGATATGGTTACGTTTGCCATGATTAACTCAATGAAAGGTTGTCAAGGTTGCCGTTTTGTGCAGGATTAGATGTTGTCTGCGATGGGGAAATTACGGCATCGTAATAGTCACCAGTTTGCAAATTATTGTTTGTCGTAGACACATCTTGATCTGGCCTAGGAAAACGAATGTTGATACGTTCAGTCTTCCTAGCCGCCAAACGATAGGGATCTTTTTCGTCTGCACAGCCTTCATTACAAACCCGTAATCCGGGAAAGTTAGGATCATTCCTCATGAACGCGTGGGCACGCTTCATCTTGCATCTATCGCAGATTGCAATTGAAATTGTCGATAAACCACGAGTATCAAGGAATTTAGGCATTAGACGGTCCTCCCTTGAGCCAACAATGTAGCACGCCGAGATGCAACTCGCTTGGCAATTTGCTCAGGAGTTTGCTTGCGTCCTTTGCCTGCTTTGCCACCAAGAATCTGGGCTTCTTTTGTAAAAGTTCTATCTTTAGCATACGGCCTTGATACACCTTTAGTTTTTAAAGATTTTTTTTCTTGCGCTTCAGCAGTCCAAGCCAAATGACGATGTGCGTGCAATGCTTCTAAAGAATTTTGAGATACTTTTCTGCCAATTAAAGCTTTGCGTGTTTTTTCTATAGCTTCTAAAGATTTTGGTTTACCAATAGCAGAAGCAGACATTTTTGCTTTTTGCTCATCAGATTTTGGAATGCCCAAAAATCTAATACTTGTAAGTTTTGAAATTTCAATTTTTGCTATTTCGTAAAGTCTAGAATTAACATAAAAACCGTCATTCCCACGCATTTTTCTTATGGCAAACCATTGATTACCACCATGTATTTTTGCTAATAAAAAATGCGCTATAAAATGTTCTCTTGCAGTCAAATCAACCAAATTGTTAGGATCAGTTTTGTGACCACCCATGGATTTTGGAATTATGTGGTGAGTTTCTTTATAGCCGTCTACTGCTATACGGCTTTTGCATTTTCTGATCAAATCATCATAAACTTTTTGATAATTCATTTCTTGTACTCCGTAATAATTGGTAATCATATTATATCCAATCATTAGCGTGTATAGCAAGATATATTCGGCGCAAGGTACTCAGGAGACTTGTCTCTTTCCTCTTGCTCGACATCATAAAGATGTTTATCCGCTTGTTTTTCGAGGTAAGCAATTCGGTTTAAATCAACAGCAGGAAACTCCAAGCTCATTTTGTGAGCTAGTAAGTTGATAACCGCCTCATACCAACGATTTGGGATAGCCAATTGACCAGAAAGAGCCCCAACGTCTTGGATATAAGTTGAATACCATACGGTAATTTGAACAAATGACGTAGATGGAACAGGCCAAAGCGCCAAAGTAGGATTGGGGATTGTTCTTTCAAAGTAATATTGAAATGGCTGGTTAGCCGTGAAGTTTTTGTTAGGCAAATTGGTGTAATCGTCCCTATTTAGGCGTGACATCTCAATTTCTAAGCTCATATTGCCCAAATACCACTCACGAAGCGCCAAAGTTGTACCGTTAAAGGCTTGAATTCGGTAGTAAATGACGTTTGAGCCGGGATCTATGTCTTGCCAAATCCACTGACCGTCTGTAACAGTGACAGAGGTAGCCGTGTATAAGGTTGTCCAATTGGTTCCATCGCTTGAGGATTGAAGATAATAGCTCCACGTGGCGCTTCCACCCCCAGAAATATATGGCATGATACCAATTGAGCCAATGTATTGAGGGTTGTTTGTACCATAGTTAACTACAAAATTGCCATTTGCACTGGTTTGCTGAGCATATGTGCTGACATTATCATCATACAAGTAAGCAACATTGCCACCGGCGCTAGAAGAATAGCTACCAGAAGGCTGTTGCATTTGGCGATACAAGACGTTTAAAGCGTCGTTTGCACCAGCAGGCAACGTGTACATGTACTGGTTTGCATTACAGCCTATAACGGTCTTGGAAATGGCAAAATACTGTATGCCACGGTTCATCATGTGGGACAGCAAAAAGAAAAGATTCTCTCTAGCCGCCAATTGAAGCTCAGAACTAACTTCTTCAGCCAATTTTCCGCACCGACGCGCCGCATGGTCAATGACGGTTTGTACTGTAACGACGGTTTGACCTACTGTTCCTGAGTATGCCATTTATATTCCTTACCAACCGGGGCAATTCCAACGCTTGAGTGATGCTTTTGCTCTTGGCGCATCTCCACTTGCGTGCTTAACTACCCCTGACATTCTTGCACAAAATGAATCTTTACGAGCACCGCCCTTAGGCTGTGGAGCTTTTAAGTGCGATCCAGTTTCTCGATTGTACTTTTCCCTACCTTTGGCTGTGAGTCCTGCTCCTTTGCTTGTCGGTAGTTTTTCACCGCGACCGACAGCCAAACTGACCCCACCGCCATCTTTCTTTTTAACCGTCTTAGCTGACTCAATAAAGGCTTCCTTGGTGGGGGCGCCTTTAGATCCGACACGACGCATGTGTTCTCCTGATCCATGGGCTATCCTCTCTTGTTTGGCGTGAATATTGGCATACAAACCGCCTTTATCCATCTTTTCCCCCTTATCCGCTTTAACAAATTCTTTGCCTACCTTTTGGGGGACACCGCCAAACCCACCTTTTGTGTGGGCGGCGGCTTCCATCAGCCTGTGTTGAGCAGGTGACTTGCTTGGCATGTTAAGCCTGTGACTCTTGCCAAGACAAACGGGCAAACGCTGTACCGTTTGAACCAATTTGGCTAACTGTCACATACAAAATATCAGGACCATCAGGATAAGTTCCTGCTTGGCTTGTAGGAACGCTGTTTGACAATCCACCGCCAAGAGCCGCATTACCAAATGGAGCAACTGCGGTCAAATCCAAAGTTGTTTGTCCAGATGTATTGGTAAAGAATGCCGCAATTGATTCACCGCCAGTGATGGTGGTTGCTGTATTGGTATTTGTCGCAACTTGCACAATTGATGTTGTGTTTGTTCCGTTTTGTGTTGGAGAAGCAAAAGATGTGAATCCACTTGTTCCACCAATTACACCATTCAAAATGAACTGTACCAAGTAACTTGTGGTTGTCAACATAGCAATCTCACGCATTTGCAATTGCAAGCGGTTGATAATCTCTTTAACACCCAATGTACCAACAGTGCCATTGTCCACAGAAGGCGCAACACGGATAGCCATAATTGGCACAGCAGTTGAACTTGTTGTAGACACAGAAGATGTCATACCGTAGTTATAGATTAAGGATACGTCTTGTGTAAATCCACCATCCATCACTACAGATGAACCCCAGTGTGACAATTGAGCCGCTGAATCAGGCGATGCATATTCAACTGCAACTGGCGTTGTGGCTGAATATGTAAATGCTGTTGCGGCGGCACCACCTGTAGCGCCACGAGTTACACCAGTCAAGCTTGTTGATGTCAATCCAGTATATGTAATGTACTCAATTGCACCTGACACACCATTACCGATGATCCTTGCAGATCCACCAGCAGGATTGAAACCTGAAGTGCTCAATACATTGATTGAAGTATCAGTTGTGGCAATACTTGATGTGATTGTCGTGATTGGCAACACATTATTTTGCTCATAGTGCGATGGCAAGTTGCCTGAACGCATATAAGCTTGATATTGCACATTGTTGTTTTGGAAACCATAGACATAAATGATCTGTCCATTGGTAGCTCTAAATCCAAATCTAGCAACACCAGCACCATACCAAGAGTAGTCCATGTAGAACATCTGTACTTTGGTCAAGTCAAGGTTGTATCCAGAAGGATTAGCGGCTGAATTGGAACCATCACATACATCCCACCATTGTGATTGTGGCACTTTAACCTCAACAACACGTGAAACCAACGCATTAGCAATTGTCACGCCACGATACTCAGGAGTGATATATAACTGTGTATCACTTGTGATTGTGGTCACACGATGTGTTTGTCCGCGAATAACAATATAGTCACCAACAACCAACTGAGTTGTGAATTGGGTATTGCTACCAGTTACAAGTGAACTGCTTTGTGTGGCTGTCACGGTTCCTGTAATTTGGTTTACGCTGTTGCGCAATACAACATACAGTTGTTGTCCGTCAAATTGGAAGAAAATTCCGTTTTGGCTGTCAAAGAAACCAATTTTGTTGCTAGATCCATACCATGAGTAGGGGCTAACGTGAGGAATCAAAGGAACAGTTGATGTAGCTGTTGTGGCTGTTGGAGTTGACAATGCTACATAAGTAAATGTCAAAGGAGTTGGTACACTGGTAATCTTAAAAATACCATTGTAAGCACTCTGGTCAAAGCCATTTACTTGAACATATGTGTTAACAGTCAAATTATGAGGAGTTTTGCTCGTTACAGTGACTGTTGTTCCAGAAGACGTCAATGTTGTAAACGCAATCTGTGGCTTGAGGATAGTTCCAGTAGAGAACTGAATGCCTTTACCTGATTGATAACGGAAATAACGTCTAGTTTGACGGAACAACTGTTGATTTGGAACAGAAGCACCAGCCGTAAAGTTAACAGATCCATCATAAGCGTGAGTATCTACCCATCCAGAAGGACGTCCATAAAGATTTGTTTGTCCAGCAGTATTTGCAATTGTTGTCGATGGCGTACCATTGACGTTAACAAATGTAAATGTGTTTGCGGATGGAGTTGTTGCAACAGTTTGTGAACCATTGATCTGAGTTGCGGTCGATGGTCCAGTTGTTCCTGTAATAAAAATTGCAGAATTGACTGACAAACCATGTGGGAATTGAGTGGTAACAGTTACTGTAGAACCGCTAAAAGTGAAAGCGGTAGTTCCTGTTAATGCAATACCGCAATTAGAGTATGTGTAACCCTGATAGCAGTATGTTGTTGTTGCAGAATAGTTGTTAACTGTAGTTACGGGATTAGCAACTTGCACAGTAATTGAAGTACCAGCACTTACACCTGCAACCACATATGCCCAGCCTGATGCATTGGGATCAATTGTGTCTTCAATGAATAAAGGGGTTCCAGTTGCAATAGTTACATTTGATGAAAATGTAATAACCAACTGATAAGTATTTGCTTGATTACCTGTAATAGCAGACACGGGCAAAGCCGAATTAGCTAAATAATACAGAGATTGACGGTTGTTTTGCAGGGAAACTTGTTCCCATTTGGTAGGCTGTTGGCCATACTCAAAGTCAGTATCAATCAAAGACTGAGGGGTTGATACACGGATCTTGTCTACAGCATCATAGGCACCGGACCTTTGCGCTTGCTGAAGACGTAATTGATTGTCAGAATTTGACGTTGGGCCAGTGTAAACTGATAATTGAGACATTATTTCACCTGTTAATCATGAAGCGGGGACCGAAGTCCCCACCTTTTATCGCTTGATGCTACCGCCACGTCTCTTAGCGACTGTGACTGATTCTTTGGTCTTAGTAACGCTATTTGGGGGCGTAGATGATGGACCCATTACAAGATCTTTGATGTTTTTATACATCGTTCCAAATGGGTGCTCGTTTTCATACTTTGTAGTATTCAACTCAGCTTGCCTTCTCGCATTCTCACGATTGATAATCGGATCACTTGTGACGGCACTACCATCTTCACCACTAAACTTTTTTACATGACCACCTTTTTTGAACACTCCAGACAACTCATTGATGTGAGTTGGTTTTGAAGCAGGCTTCCTAGCTTGAGGCATCTCTTTGGCCGCTCCCTGTCTGTTGACAGAGCCACCAGTAGCATAATGCTTCTTACTAGATCCACCTTTTCTCATGGCGTTCATTTCGGCTTGTGCATCTTGA